AGGGGTTGACAGGTTCGGTAGGTTCGGGTTATACTAAGAGTTCGGTTGTATAAATACCTACTCGTAAAGCGCATTACGAATTGTTACAGTCCTATCGTCTCAACTACTCACGACGGATCTGTGGTATAATACATCCAACGCAGACAAGTCGAGTCTGCTACCATCTGCGGGTAAACACTCCGCAAGTAAAAACGAGGTTTAAACAAATGATCAAATCTGTATTCGCAGCGACCGCTGCTCTGTCTATGTCCGCAGGCGCTGCCCTTGCAGGTCCCTACGTCAACGTGGAAGCGAACTCTGGTTGGACTGGTTCGGACTACACTGGTACGACGACAGACGCTCACGTAGGATACGAGGGCACTATCGGTGAAGGTGCTTCCTACTATGTCCAGGCAGGTGCTTCTGTCGTTTCTCCTGACAGTGGTGAGTCTGATACCGTTCCTTCTGGCAAGGCAGGTCTTGGTGTCGCTCTGACCGATGCACTGGGTGCATATGGTGAAGTCTCCTTCATCGGTTCTGGTTATGCTGACGTTGACCGTGGTTATGGCGGTAAATTGGGTGTTAAGTATAACTTCTGATGTAGTTCGTATGGGGGGCAACGCCCCCCTTTTTTGTATGATTCTCGAATTAATTCTTTCTCTTACTCCTATTGACTATCAGCATCTTGCTCGTACCGTACAAGTAGAAACTCCATCTGGAAATTTTGACGAGTATTGTGTTGCTGTATCAATTCTGAATAGAGTTAGATCTTCAAAATTTCCAA